AATTTCAAAATTTGGCAAACTCATTATTATAGTATTATTTATCTTTCTTTATTTTATATTTTTTTATTTCAATTTTAAAAAAAATTGAATTATAATAAATATATAAAGATTAAATTACATATTATACAAATTAGTTTAAATAATGGATTTATCACAAAGAAAGCTAAACAGATCAGAATGGGACTCTATTGAAATACCAGTTTCAAAAGAAGAATTAGATATTCTAAACTTAATTGTGAAGGGATATTATGATGTTAATGTAAAGATAAATAACCATAACTCTATCTTTACATTTTTGAAGATTGAATATAGCGAGAAAATAGAGGATTATTTATTCAATAAGTTTTTATTAGAACGTGTTTTAAAAATTGAGAGAATTTTGAAAACAAATAATACAAATTATGTACAATTAAAAATAGATAGTAATGCAAAAATAAATTCAGCTGATAAAATACGTTTGGAAAGATTTGATGACAAAAGTTTTAAAAAAAATGAAATTTATGAGTTTATTTTACTAGAACATATTGAAAAATTAGTTTATGAGTTTGAAAAAGATAAAAATGGTAGAAACAATGCATTCAATATTCATTTTCATTATTATACCATTTTTAAATTAATTAAAAATAATATTTTACGTTTAAATCGTCATATTATTAATTTAACAAACAGTGTTTTACAATTATTTGAAGAAAATATAAATTATCTAGATATAATTCGTTATGCTGTAGAAATAATTGAGAAAAATGACAGTTTGTTAAAATACGGTGACTTAACTCTTTATGAGCATCAAAAAGAAATTTTTACGATTTGCAAAAACCCTAAACCAAAATTAATTTTATATATGGCGCCAACTGGTACCGGAAAAACGCTTACTCCAATTGCACTATCGGAAGGGAAAAAGATAATATTTGTTTGTGCTGCTAGACACGTTGGGTTAGCTTTGGCAAAAGCTGCTATATCAGCAAAAAAGAAAATAGCTTTTGCGTTTGGATGTTCTAGTGCAGATGATATTCGTCTACATTATTTTGCAGCAAAAGTATTTACAAGAAATAAACGTACTGGTGGTATTGGAAAAGTAGATAATAGTGTAGGTGATAATGTTGAAATTATGATTTGTGATATTCGTTCTTATCTATCAGCTATGTATTATATGCTTGCTTTCTTTCCAGCTAAAGATATTATTATGTATTGGGATGAACCAACTATTACACTGGATTATGATAAACACGAAATCCATAGTATTATTACACAAAATTGGAGAGAAAATTTGATCCCTAATATTGTATTATCTTCTGCTACATTGCCAAAACAAAATGAACTTACTGAAACAATACCTGATTTCTTAAGTAAATTTACAGGTGGAAGATTGTATAATATCGTTAGTCACGACTGTAAAAAATCAATTCCTATTATTAATAAAGATGGGTTTGTTGTTTTACCACATTATTTAAGTAGCAATTATAATGATATTTTAACAATAGCAAGACACTGTAGCGAATATTTGACATTAATGCGTTATTTTGATCTAAAAGAAGTTGTTGTTTTTATTAATTATATATATAATAATAACTACGCAACAAATAGAATGATTCTTAATAGACATTTTGAAAATCTTGATGATATCAATATGAAAAATATTAAACAGTATTATGTTACACTTCTACAAAATATTTTGACTGAAAAATGGCCAGAAATTTATTCTAATTTTATTCAATTAAGAAAACCTCGCATATTAGAAAATACGAATATTGATACAAAAGGTAATAAAATTATAAAAGCCAGAAGTATTGGACCTGGTGTATCATCTAATAAGACGCCTGATATTTCAGGCGGTGGTTCACTGATTCGTTTGGCGAGTGAACAAATTGTTTCTAATTCTATTAAGGTTGAAAAATTGGAAAAAGAAGTAAAAGGTACATCTGGAGTATATGTTAGCACGAAAGATGCATATACATTAACCGACGGTCCAACTATATTTATTTCCAATGATATTGAAAAAATAGCAAAGTTCTGTATTCAACAAGCAAATATTCCAACAATAGTAATGGACGATTTAACAAAAAAAATAGAATATAATAATATTATTAATGAAAAATTACATATTCTAGAATCTGAAATAAATTTGATTGAAGAAAGTAATGGAAAACAAGGGACTGGTGATAAATATTTTGCAAGTAAAGGAGGTAAGGATACCAAAAAAATATCTCGTGAATGCCCTGAAGAGTTAGAAAATTCAGGAAAATTAAATAAATTTAGACAAGAAATGGACTCTTTAAGAGCCTTGATTAAAACAGCTACCCTAAATGATACTTTTATACCAAATACAAAGTTACATTTAGAAAAATGGGCTTCCGAGTTAAATATAAAAGGAGCGTTTACTAGTAATATAGATGAGAAAACAGTTTGTGATATTATGGCATTAAATGGAATTGAAAATTCTTGGAAAATATTATTGATGATGGGAATTGGTGTTTTCATAAATCATAATAATATTACATACACGGAAATAATGAAAAAAATGGCAGATGAACAGAAACTTTATATGATTATTGCCTCAAGCGATTATATTTATGGAACAAATTATCAATTTTGCCACGGTTTTCTTAGTAAAGATTTGATTTTGACACAAGAAAAAATTATTCAAGCTATGGGGAGAATTGGTAGAAATAATATTCAACAAACATATACTGTTCGTTTTAGAGATGATGAACAGATTTTAAAGTTATTCACTTCTGAAACAGAGAAGCCAGAAATTATTAATATGAATCGGCTATTTAATAGTAGAAATGTTCGTTGGAATGGAGTTGAGTATTTAGAGGTAGAAGAAGAAATAGTTGTTGAAGAACAAGAATCCGTTGTTGAAGAACAAGAATCCGTTGTTGAAGAAGTATTTGAAGAAGTAGAATAAATATTAAGTTATTAAGTTATTTAGTTAAATAAATATTAAAAATATTTTTATTTTATTTACTTTATGTTCAAATTTTTAATTTACTACCTATATTTTTATAAAAATATCCATTATATTGAATATTTTTATCTAATGCTTTTGCTAATGTTTTGTCACTCATTGAGAGAGATTTTATGCAATCATATTTACACGAAAACTCTTTTACAAGATTATCTTCTATATCATATTGACCTACACCATTTTTATATAGTAATGGAGATCCATTAGTTGTTTCAAATGTATTCTTCAAATCTTCATCGCAACTATCATATAACATATAATAGTATCCTTTTGAAAGAGTAAGATTTTTAACTGGAATATCTAATGCTGAAGAAGAGTGATAACCATTATATTTAGCTGCAGTTTTTCTATCTAAATATATATTTAAAATTTGTGTCTTTTTATTATCTAATTTTGCAATATATCCTGGATTTTTTATTATTGTCTCCTTGGTTGGATGAATATTATTAATAATTGTTGGGTCTAAATCTCTATCTACAAGAAGCCAGCGAAAACCGTTATAAATTGTATTTTCTACAATAGCCTTGTTGATACTTGGTCTTTTAATATCAGAATTTTCTTTTATAGCTTCTGTTACAGATTCATATACTTTTATGAGTTCAAAAGTTTCTGGATTTATTTTTTGGAGACGCGGACCTAATGTTGTAAGAGGTTGTTGAAAACCAGTTACTAATTTTGTTTGTGATGCATTTAATTTTTCTAATACTTCTTTATTTGATTTTTCCAAATTATTTACTTTTACAGATAATATGTTTATAGCATTCAGTAATTCTTGTCCCATTATATTTTCGCTATTAGATGTTTGTATTTGAAGTTTTAATTTTAGTTGTTCAATTTCAAGTTCTAGTTTATGTGAATCATTTTGATTGAAATATTTAAGATTATTATTAATAATTTCTAATAAACCTTGATAAGAAAGTTTCTTACCAATTAAAAATAATTCTAATTCATTTTGGTGATTTGGTAAATCATTTACTCTGCTATCTTTTATTAAACTATGTTCTTTTATAAAACTTTCAAAATCTTTGCTCTTGTTAACGGCAAAGCAATCCAACAAAAGGCATTCTGGATACTTACTTTTATGTTCTTTATAACGATTTGTAATACCAATGCGACTTTCACCTATTTTTACAATATAATGTCCATTTTCAAAAGTTTTTACTTTAATTACATAAAAAATACAACCTGCGGTTGCATATTCCTTTAATAATATTTTCTCTCTTTCAAGAATTTTTTGTTTAGCTAATTTATTTTCATATTCTTGTTTCTTTTTGTCTTCTAGAAGCTTCATTTCATCTTTTTGTTGTTTTAATTGTTGTTTTAATTGTTGTTTTAAATCATTTGATTCTTCTAGTAAAACTTCGTGCAATATTTCTTCTAATTTAATAAAATATTCGTGGATTTCATCTGCTTTTTTTGTTCCAGCTTTTAAACAATATTTTTTAAAGGTATCAATATTTAACATAATTTTTTCTTTATTATGACCACCTCTTCCATTTTTTTTTTCTCCTGCAGTTTCAGGCGTATTTTTTTGCTCACTCAGCTGAGTGAGCAAAATTTTATAGTCTTTAGTAATTATAAATTGTTTTTCTAATAAATTCTTTGAATGAGCTTTATTTTAAAACCCTAACCATTGCCATATATCATCCAAGTCAATAACAAAATCATTTTTATTATAGTTCAAATAGCAATAAAAACTTGCTAAAAACATTTGTTGTTCATAGTTATTAAAGGTTTTTTGAACCTTTTCAACTAATTTTGACTGGTAATTACCATTTAATTTGGTAATTTGATTGCTTTCTATGAGATTAACGATATCTACGCTCATTTTATATATTATTTATTCAATTTGTCTTTAAGCCGTTTTTTGCTTTAATAATTAAAAAACAATAATTTAATTATTAAAATTTGTAAATAACTATGACACGATAAATCGTAAAAAAATATTTAATTGGAGTATGCTAAACCACCCATACCACTCATTATGCGGAGGACGTTATAGTTGGTAGCATAGACACGAACCTTAGCAGTTTTTGTTCCTTCAACTGTAGCATTTGAGAGCACAAGTTGCAGTGTGGCGTTATCAATTCTTGAGAAATTGCACGTGCCTGAAGGCTGATGTTCTTCTGGTCTTAGCGCGAAAGAATAAACGTTAATACCTTCATCAGGACTGCGGGTGTGTGCCTGGTAAGGTTGAACCCAAGAGAAGTATGAACCTTCACGCTCTGAGAAGCGATCCTGACCGTTAAGCTGGAGCTTAGCAGTGACAACAGGGTTCTGACCCCAACAGTGCATATCAAGGGAAGTCTCAGTGAGGACAAATGTACCAGCATCAGAGACACCAGAGTTATCAAGGTGGTTCCCACCGACAGCGTGGGCAAGAGCAGCAATATCAGCAGGTGTGTTAGTAGGAAGAGGAACTTGAGGTCCACCAAGGTTAGCCTCGTTGTAAGGGTTGGAAGGACCGTGCCAGTATCCAGTGAAATGTCCAAAGTACTGTTCAGGATCATAATCAAGAGCACCGGCATCTTGGAAAAGACCTTGAGCATTGATGAAGGCATTTGAATCAGCAGCAACGGAAGCAGGTCCACCGAAAGCGTGGACGGCATTAGGAAGAGCATCAATTGCATCAGTGTAGTTGAAAGGCTGAGCACCAAGAACCTTGAAGAGAAGA